CTACTATTGACTGGAAGAACACTGGAGACAATAGCTATGATGGTGAAAAACTTCAACTACTAGTTCATGATGAAAGTGGTAAGTGGGAAAAACCTGATAATATTCTAAACAACTGGCGAGTAACTAAAACTTGTCTTAGACTAGGTAGTAGAATTATAGGTAAGTGTATGATGGGGTCAACAAGTAACGCTCTTGATAAAGGTGGTGACAACTTTAAAAAACTATATAACGACAGCGATGTCACAAAAAGAAATAGAAATGGTCAAACAAAATCTGGTTTATATGCTTTGTTTATTCCAATGGAATGGAACTTTGAAGGATTTATTGATGAGCATGGACGACCTGTCTTCACTACTCCAGGACGAGATGTTCATGGACCAGACGGTGAACTAATAGATATAGGTGTTATTGACCACTGGGAGAACGAAGTAGATGGACTAAAAGACGATCAAGACGCTTTAAATGAATTTTACCGTCAGTTTCCAAGAACTACAGAGCATGCTTTTAGAGATGAAACTAAAAACAGCTTGTTTAACTTAACTAAAATATACGAGCAGATAGACTATAACGAAGGCATAAAAAGCTCAGCAGCTATCACAAGCGGATCGTTTCAATGGGCTAACGGTGTTAAAGATTCTTACGTAGTTTTCAACCCAGACCCTAGCGGTAGATTTAAAGTAAGCTGGGTTCCAGATAGAAATCTACAAAATAGAGTGATACTTAAAAATGGAGTAAAATATCCTGGAAATGAACACATGGGCGCTTTTGGCTGCGATAGCTATGATATTAGTGGTACTGTTGATGGTAGAGGATCCAACGGATCTCTTCATGGACTAACCAAGTTTAGCATGGAGTCAGCGCCAGCTAACACGTTTTTTCTTGAGTATATTGCTAGACCACAAACCGCTGAAATATTCTTTGAGGATATATTAATGGCTTGCATATTTTACGGTATGCCAATACTAGCGGAGAATAACAAACCAAGACTACTGTATCACTTTAAGCGAAGAGGCTATAGAGGGTTTAGTATGAATAGACCAGATAAAGTTTGGAATAAACTTAGTGTTACTGAAAAAGAAATAGGTGGTATACCTAACTCTAGCGAGGATATAAAACAGGCTCACGCTGCGGCGATAGAGATGTACATTAACGATCACGTTGGGCATTTAGGCGATGGCGTTTACGGTACAACCTACTTTAACGAGACACTAAATGACTGGGCTAGATTTGATATAAATAAAAGAACAAAACACGATGCTTCGATAAGCTCAGGTTTAGCAATAATGGCATGCAATAGACATTTATACAAGCCAAGAGCAGACAGGCAGGTGAGCAAGGTCAACGTAAGCATGGCGAGATATAGTAACGACGGATATTCGTCTAAAATAATTAAAAATTAAATATGGCTGATTCAGTTGTAAAAAGTTATTTTCCAAGTCAAGTTGTTAGCGATATAGAAAAAGTATCGTACGACTACGGTATGAAAGTTGCTAAAGCTATAGAGCAAGAGTGGTTTAACGATGGTGGTGCTAACAGGTATTTAAACAATCAAAACAACTTTCACAAACTAAGATTATACGCTAGAGGCGAGCAGTCTATACAAAAGTATAAAGATGAGTTATCTATAAACGGTGATTTAAGCTACTTAAACCTAGACTGGAAGCCTGTACCTATTATACCTAAGTTTGTAGACATAGTGGTTAACGGTATTGCAGAAAGAACTTACGACATAAAAGCTTACTCTCAAGATCCTTTTGGCGTTCAACAGAGAACAGAATACATGCAGGCTATTATGGCTGACATGAATACAAAGGAAGTTGATGACTTTATAGAGCAAGCTTTTGGAGTGAACACGAGAAACTTCGACCCAGAGCAATTGCCAGGCTCTCCTGAGGAGCTGCAACTTCACATGCAGCTTGATTACAAGCAAGCTGTAGAGCTAGCTGAAGAACAGGCTTTAAACGTTTTAATGGAAGGCAATAAGTATGAGCTTACTAAAAAAAGATTTTATTACGATTTAACAGTGTTGGGTATTGGTGCTGTAAAAACTTGCTACAACACATCTGAAGGTATTACAATAGACTATGTTGATCCAGAAAACCTAGTATACTCTTATACTGACTCACCTTACTTTGACGACGTGTATTACGTTGGTGAAGTTAAGATGATACCTATTAATGAACTGGCTAAACAATTTCCGCATTTAACACAAGAGGATTTAAAAGAAATATCTGACTCAGCATCTGTTAGCGATGGTAGATACAACACTAGAACTTCTAACAGAAGCAAAGACCACGACAGGAATCAAGTTGCCGTACTTTACTTCAACTACAAGACCTATATGAATGAGGTTTATAAAGTTAAAGAAACTGGATCTGGGTCTGAAAGAGCTATAGAAAAAGATGACACGTTTAATCCTCCTGAAGATATGGAGGCAAACTTTAGTAAGGTTAGCAAGTCTGTAGAAGTATTGTACGAAGGCGCTAAGGTATTAGGCACAGAAAAGCTACTTAAGTGGGAGCTGTCTAAAAATATGATGCGACCTAAAAGTGATTACACTAAGGTTAAGATGAATTACTCCATAGTAGCTCCTAGAATGTACAACGGTAGAATAGAATCTTTAGTTGGGCGCATTACAGGGTTTGCTGACATGATACAGCTAACACATTTGAAGTTGCAGCAGGTAATGTCACGTATGATACCCGATGGTATTTACCTTGACGCTGATGGTTTAGCAGAGATAGATCTAGGCAACGGTACAAACTATAATCCACAAGAAGCTTTAAACATGTTCTTCCAAACAGGTTCTGTTATTGGTAGATCGATGACTGCTGATGGCGATATGAATCCAGGCCGTATTCCAATACAAGAAATATCTAGTGGTAGCGGCGGAGCTAAGATGCAAAGTTTAATAGGCACATACAACTATTATCTGCAGATGATACGTGACACGACCGGACTCAATGAAGCTAGAGATGGTAGTACGCCAGACAAGAACGCTTTGGTTGGTATACAAAAAATGGCAGCCGCTAATTCAAACACAGCAACAAGACATATACTACAAGCTGGTTTATTTTTAACGGCTGAGGTTGCTGAGCAGCTATCTTTAAGAGTTTCAGACGTCATAGAGTATTCACCTACTAAAGATGCATTTATTCAAGCTATAGGCGCCCATAACGTGGCTACACTTGAAGAGATGTCAGAGCTACATTTATACGACTTTGGTATATTTATAGAGCTTGCTCCGGATGACGAAGAAAAACAAATGCTTGAAAATAATATACAAGTGGCATTAGCTCAAAAAAATATAGATCTTGAAGACGCTATTGATTTAAGAGACATCAAGAATGTGAAGCTGGCTAATCAGTTATTAAAGATAAGAAGAAAAGAAAAAGAAAAGAAAGATAGACAGATACAGCAGCAAAACATACAGATGCAAAGCCAAGCTAACGCTCAAGCTGCTCAAGTAGCTGCTCAAACAGAGATACAAAAAGAACAAGTGCTTTCTCAGAGTAAAGCTCAGTTAGAACAAGTTAAATCTCAATTAGACCTGCAAAAGCTACAACAAGAGGCCGCTATTAAAAAAGAGCTTATGCAATTGGAGTTTCAAATGAACATGCAGCTTAAGCAGATGGATGTTGAGTCTTTAAAAAATAGAGAATCACAAAAAGAGGATAGAAAAGATGAAAGAACTAAAATACAGGCTTCACAGCAAAGTGAGCTTATAGATCAAAGAAAGACAGGTGGTTCACCTAAAAAATTCGAGTCGTCAGGTAATGATATACTTGGTGGGCTTGACCTAGGTGGATTTGGTCCTAGATAATTATTAATTTATATTTTATATTATGGAAGAAGTTAAGAACGAGTACAATGATGATGGCGACATCAAGATTGACTTAAATAAACCAATTGAAAGTGAAACCCCAGAGGAAACAACAGAAGTTACAGATGGCTCAACTGACGACACAGGAGTGGTTGGAAGCGATGAAAGTGCCAACGCCACACCGGAACAAGAAGAAGTACAACCGGAAGCCGAAGCACAAGACACAGTACTAGAGGAAGTAACGGGCGAAGAGCCGGTGCAAGAAGAGGCTGAAGAGTTAGTCGAAGAAGTTGAAGAGGCCTTAGCAGAAGCAAAAGCTACGGGTAAGCCTTTACCAGAAAGCGTTAAGAAGCTAATTGACTTCATGGACGAAACTGGTGGAACACTAGAAGATTATGTTAGCTTAAATAAAGACGTAGAGTCTTTAGATAATTTAACAGCTCTTCAAGAGTATTATAAGAAAACAAAGCCGCATTTAACGGCTGAAGAAATAAGCTTTATGATGGACGATCAATTTAGCTACGATGAAGAAGTAGATGATGAGATCGAAATAAAGCGTAAAAAACTAGCACTAAAAGAGCAAGTTGCCAGTGCAAAGGCCTACTTAGACGGGCAAAAGTCTAAATATTATGAGGAAATTAAAGCTGGTTCTAGACTAACGCCTGAGGCGCAAAAGGCTATGGACTTCTTTAATAGATACAACAAGGAGTCAGAGGAAGCTAGCAAAATAGCGGATAAAGCTAAATCTACATTTCTACAGAAGACTGATAAAGTCTTTAACGACAAGTTCAAAGGTTTTGAATATAACGTCGGAGATAAGAAGTATAGATTTAACGTGAAAAATGCTGATGAGGTTAAAAATAGCCAAAGCGACATTAACAACTTTGTCAAAAAGTTTTTGAACGAAGATAATACGATGTCAGATGCTAAAGGTTACCATAAGTCTCTGTTTACAGCAATGAATCCAGACGCTGTTGCTAAGCACTTTTATGAACAAGGCCGAGCAGATGCTATCAAGGATAGTGTCGCCAAAAGTAAAAACGTAAATATGGACCCAAGACAAAGTCATGGTGAAGTAAAGGTCGGCGGAACAAAGTTCAAAGTACTTAGCGGTGATTCTTCTAATGATTTCAAAGTTAGAATGAAAAAAAAGTAATTAACTTTAAAATTTAACAATTATGATTGATGGTGCAAGTAATTTAGTACCCGCTCCAAGTAAAGGAACTCCTTTAGCAGGCGCGTACATAGATTTTCAGACTGCGACATGGGCGCAGCAATATTTACCAGACTTAATCGAGTCTGAAGCTGAGGTTTTTGGAAACAGAACTATCTCAGGGTTTTTATCTCAAGTAGGTGCTGAAGAGGCGATGAGCGCTGACCAAGTTGTTTGGTCTGAGCAAGGTCGTTTACATTTATCTTACGAAGCTACTGCTGGAGCCTCAGGAGTAATGACCGTAACAAAAGATGCTGACGGAAAAGATCAGACTCTTTCAGGGCACGGTGTTAGAGTAGGTGATATGGTTTTATTAGCTACTTCTTCAGCTACGTTCAGATGTTATTGCTCTGCAATTGGAACTCAAGCTGACGCTGCTAACAATACTTTTACTCTACTTGCTTACGATAGTACAGCTACTCTTCCGACTAGTGGTACTGTTAAAGCTTTAGTTTTTGGTTCTGAATACGTTAAAGGATCTGTAGGTCGCGAAACAGTTAACGAGCCAGGATTTAAGTCTTACACTAACAACCCTATTATCATTAAAGATAAGTACCAGGTTTCAGGATCTGACGCTTCTCAAATTGGTTGGGTTGAAATTTCAGGTGAAGAAGGTCAAAGTGGATATTTGTGGTACCTGAAAGCTGAAGGTGATACTCGTGCTCGTTTCGGCGATTACTTAGAGATGACTTTAGTTGAAGCTGAAAAGAACACTAATAGTATCGCTTCTGTTCAAACTGGCGCTGCTGGTGATCTAAAAGGTACTGAAGGTTTATTCGCTGCTATTGACGCAAGAGGTAATAAAGCTTCTGGTGTCACTGGTGTTAACGCTGCAACTGACTTGGCTGAGTTTGACGCTATTTTAGCTGAATTTGACAAGAACGGTGCTATTGAAGAAAACATGATGTTCTTGAATAGAGAGACTTCTCTAGCTATTGATGACATGTTAGCTTCTATGAATTCTTACGGTGCTGGTGGTACTTCTTACGGAGTATTCAACAACTCTGAAGATATGGCGTTAAACTTAGGTTTTTCTGGATTCCGTAGAGGATCTTACGACTTTTATAAGTCTGACTGGAAATATCTAAACGATCAGTCAACTAGAGGTATTATCAACGGTATGGATACTGTAGGTGCTATCAGAGGTCTTATGATCCCTGCTGGTGTATCAACTGTATACGATCAAGGTTTAGGAAAGAACATCAAACGTCCTTTCTTACACGTTCGTTACCGTGCTTCTCAAACTGAAAGCAGAAAGTACAAAACTTGGATCACTGATTCAGTAGGTGCTGTAACTTCAGACTTAGATGCGATGACAGTTAACTATCTATCAGAAAGATGTTTAGTAGTACAAGGTGCTAACAACTTCATGATGTTTAACTAAGATTATATTAAGGTCGAGGGCTTCGGTCCTCGATCTTTTTTTTATTAACTATTATTATATTTTATTATGGCAAAAAAGAAACAAGAAAAAGTAGTAGAGGTAGAACAACCTCAAGCTAAAGAAAAGGTGGCCGTAGAAGCTCCAAAAAAGATTGATAAAAAACCTAAGTGGGAGGTTAAAGATAGAATGTACTATCTTAAAAACAATTTAACCCCATTAAGCTACTCTATAAGAGCTGCAAACATACACTGGTTTGATGAAGAGAAAGGCTATGAAAGAGAACTTAAAAGCACTTCGAACCAAAGAACAGTTTTTGTAGACGAAATGGTTGGTGATCAAAGATTAGAGCATATTATATTTAGAGACGGATCTTTGTTCGTACCTAAAAATAAAGTTGTATTACAAAAGCTTTTATCTTTATACCACCCGCATAGAAACGTGTTGTTTGAAGAGTATAAGCCAGTTCAAGAAGCTGCAGAAGATATTGACTTCTTGGAGATGGAAATCGAAGCTTTAACAACAGCGCAGTCTTTAGACATTGACATGGCTGAAGCTATAATGCGCGTAGAGATAGGCTCTAAAGTATCAGAGTTGAGTTCTAAGGAGTTGAAAAGAGATTTACTACTATATGCTAGAAGAAATCCATCTCTGTTCTTAGAGTTAGTTAACGACGATAACGTTCAATTAAGAAACTTTGGAATCAAAGCTACTGAAATGGGTATTATTAAATTATCATCAGATCAGCGAACGTTTATGTGGGCTACTAATGATAGAAAGTTATGCACGGTTCCTTTCGACGAACACCCTTACTCCGCTTTAGCCGCCTGGTTTAAAACAGACGAAGGTATGGAGGTGTACTCTACTGTTGAAAAGAAATTAAACTAAGTGATTATTAATAGAAGTTGGGCCATCTAAAAGAGGTGGCTCAACATCTATAACAAAACATAAAGATGGCAGTAAGTATAGACACGGTATATCAAAGAGTTTTAGCAATAGCTAACAAAGAGCAAAGAGGTTACATAACACCTCAAGAGTTCAACTTATTCGCCAATCAAGCTCAGGCAGAAGTATTTGAGCAATATTTTTATGATTTAAGCCAGTTTCAAAGAGCTCATGGGAACAG